GCCCCTACGATGGCATCAATATGGCGGCGAACCTGCCTCCCGCCGCCCAGGGATTCCGCGCGAATCACCCTAACGAGCCTCTGGCCGGTCCTCCCATCACGTTGGACAACGATCATCTGCTCATCTTCACGAACAACCAGTGCAAGCCTGAGTGCTGCGGTTCCACCATGAGCTGCGACGGTGGCGGATGTGTCTGCACGACCCCGGATCAGAGGGAGTTCATTAATCTGAGAGGCGGCAATCGTGGAAAGATGGGCGCGAAATCGGACGACGGGTTTTAACCCGTCAGTCACGACTGAGCAAGGCACAGCAACGAAGTCCGACGACGGGTTTTAAATCAAGATTAAGCACCAAAAACAAGATTCAAAACGACCCCGATCACACGAGATTGTTTTGAAGATACGGCGACCCATTACAAGGTGACCGGTGTCATCTGCACCGGCCCGATCATTCCTCCATCCCCACAGACACGCCAGTGCACATGTGCCTCCAGCCGCCCCTTGACGGGCACCGTATACGGCTGCGGCTTCCTAATCCGAAAGGTCGCGTGACCATCCGCATCGACGCGCGTCACTCCCGCATTCGCGAAATCCAAGTAGGCCCGCTGCCACGACGGAATCTTGGCCAGACCCTCCGTCGCCGGCTCCGCCGCCCAGAATAACACCTTTGTCCCGGGTTCGAGGCCATTCACCGTCACCTCCGTGTCCGCGTGATCCGGGGTCCTCTCCTGGAGCAGGGAACACGGTAACACAGTCTCACCCAGAAACGGCAAGTACGAATCGCGGTTAACACCGACATAGATCGCCGACATCACCAGAAGTATGCCCAAGGCGATGCTGAACAGCGTCTTCCGCATATAGAGGATCGCGGCCAAACACGATCCTCCCACGAGAACAGCCATGGCGATCATGTGCGGCCATTTAGAGTCCATCTCTATCTAACACCATCAAAAAGCGTATGCCAGCACCCATCATACTCATGTTGTCGGGCTGGGCCTCTAGTGGTAAGGACGCCGCCGCAGCGCTCCTAACTGAAGAGTTAGGATTCATCCGATTAGCCTTCGCGGATGAACTCAAGAAGTCCGTGGCGAAGGCCCATGGGCTACCCCTGAGCCTCTTTCACACCGCGGCGAAGGACGTGCCTCTATGCAATCAAACACCCCGCGACCTCCTCTTGAATCACGCCCTCGTAGAACGAGCGATCGATCCCGATGTCTATTCCCGCCGCGTCGCCGATGCGATCGCCGTCATGATCCGGCACGGTGCGACCCGGATTGTTATTTCTGATTGGCGTTACAAGACGGAACATACCTTTCTTCAACGGGCTTTTACAGACATCGCGATCCGTCGGATACGAATAAGGCGCAGCGGCATCCGGCCAAGTACAGATGTCAGTGAACACGATCTTGATGACGAACCCATGCACGCCGTGATCGATAATGATGGATCTATTTCGGATCTCCGTTATCATCTTCGCAATCTGTTAGACCGGTCTTGAACGTTAGGCTCTTCTGGTTCTATTTCTGCGATTGTTTCTGCTTCTGCGATTGCTTCTGCGATTGCTTCTGCGATTGCTTCTGCTTCTGCGACTACCCCCTAATTTGTTGGAAAGGGGTATCTCGATTACATTAATCTGACAGGACTCGTCACCTCGTTTGCAATCTCCGGTGAACCCGACAATACCTACTTCTTTACCGCCAATTTTGTAACTTTTTCCGGTTATTTCATAAAGGTCTTTAGCCCCGTCTTCTAAAGGAAACTTTCCAGCAGTTAATTCTACTATACTATTTATTGGGAACAGGGGCGATTCTTCTTTTTTTACTAGGGGTCCCACCGCTGTTCCAGGTACTGGGCCTCTCTTTTCCATATGCGTGTATATAAGCCCCAACGATTCGAATGTAGGAGGGGTTGTTTTAATTAATTTAAGAGTAGTCGGCTTCTCATCCATTTATTTTCCATTGAGAAATTACTTTTGAACGAATAGATCACTGTGTGATCACCGTGTGATCACCGTGTGATCACCGTGTGATCACCGGGTAGGTGTCAGATAATTTGCGTAAAAGAATGAACAAAATAGCGCGATCGAGACGAATGTTAACTAGCGCGGAGCTTCCAGATGGTCGCATCCGAGGGAATATCCTTGCGTCTGCAACGGAAGGCGTTGTCAAACAGAGGCAGTGTCAGTTGCTGGGCGGGGATTGCGTTCTGGGCATCGCGGGCGATGGCGCAGTACAGATCGAACTGGGGATAGCGTTCCGAATCATCGGGATTCTTGAGGATGTTGCAGCCGGACTTATCCGTGAGCCACAGCCACAGCAGATTCCACAGAGGACTCGTCGTCTCCGCCTGGACGCGTCCCGCTTCCCGTGTAAGAATACGACGGGGTTCTGCATCTGGGACGGCGGCGGGCCACAGCGTATCGAGCATGGCCACAGCGAGCCGACAGAGATCGAAGGATTTGTTGGGACTCACCTTGGGACGTTCATGATCGTAGTAGGGTCCGCAATTGTATTGTCCGCCTGCATCGGCGTTAGGCGCGAATGCGTCGGAAATCCAGAGGGTCGCCTTTGTCGTAGTTGTAACCGGTGGGCGATAGGTCGCGCGACCGAAGTCGATGATTTTCATGATGCGGCCGAACGTGGGCACGCGATAGTAGCGGTCACCGGCGCCCCCTGTGACGTGATAATACAGATGCGTCTCTCCTGTTCCGCACCACATCACGTTGTTTGTGTGGAGATCGTTGTGTACGAAATCGTAGTGTTTCTGGGCGATGGTGAGGGCAGCGATCACCTGGAACATCCAGGCCGTCCAGCGTTGCTCTTTGGTATCGTGCATGTCGTCGGTGGTCGCATCGAGTTCGTCTTCCATCAGGTCGTCCATCGTGCCGTCGCAACGCTCGATCACCGTGAGCTGGACGGGAAAATCCTTGACGATGAGGCGATAGTCGATGTCATCCTCTTCTTCGGAACTGTGGGGTGATGACGTGGATGCACCTCCTCCGCTCACACGCGATAGACGAATGGGAGGGCGATGGATGGTTTCGCTACCTGTCAGCTCGATATCGTTGACTTCTTCTAGATCGCTGATCTCTTGACTACTGACTTCTGCTGCTTCTTTGTCTCCTGCTGCTTCTTTGTCTCCTGCTGCTTCTTCTTGGCCACTATCGTTACCACCACTATCTTCACCACTATCGTTACCACTCTCGTTACCACTATCGTTACCACTCTCGTTACCACTATCTTCATGGTCACTATCTTTACCACTACTGCTACCGCTATCGCTGCCGCTGTCAAGCGTATCACCACCATCCGAACCAAAGAGACGGGGACGAACATCCTCCCATGGTCGCGTTATCTCCGCCGTCACGTCCGGATCATACGGATCCACGGCGATCATGCGGAAGGCCCCCGATGTCAGGCCCTCCCCGTACCAGGGTTCGCCCTCAATGTCGTTCATGTCGTCCGTCGCATTGTAACTATACGACGGCACGCGCCCATTAAATGTCCCATAGAAGCGACAGAAATGCGGCGACCGCCCCGTCTCCACGAGCCGAGACGCCATACAGGTAAAGACAGCATCCGTGTATGCCTCGTTCAGCGGATCGTTGATCTTGTGAAGCGCCCGTTGCCAGGCCCCTCGGAATGTCGGGAGGGCGCCGTCCTTCGGAATCGCATACTCTCCCGACAGCACCTGAATCGGCTCCACCAGATGCACCCGGCGGACCCAGGTAGGCACGATACGCCGTTCTCGTGTCTGGATATCCTCCACGACGCTCACGGTATCACTGACATCCACGACCAGTTCCCGTGCGGCCAGCGTCGGTGATCCCACTGCCTGGTCCATGATGGACGGAAACAGCGGTTCCAGGGTCGGAAAGTATGTTTGAAGGTTGCTGACATCGGCGAAGGCGGGCGGTGACCGTTGCAGGTAATATAGGCGGAGATCGGCCGGAATCTTGCGCGCAGGCATATGTTACCGAGTGCCCGCATTGTTCTGACAGTTTCTTTCCGCAAATGCAGGAGAATGTATTTGTTCGACCCCGGGACCATGGTATCTGCTGCAAAGTCCGTTCTTGTAGGAAGTCGCAATACTGGCAAAACACGGCTTGTGCTTCATCTGTTGAAGCATCTCAAGGCCAGTGCACATGTGATTTCTGGAGTAGACTACGATGCAGTCCTCTACAATAAAATAGACGGCGTTTCTTGTTTTCATGATGAATATGATCCGGCACTGGTTGCCTCTTGGATCGGCTCACCCATCGTACTGGACGACTGTATGTATTATCCAGAACAGTTCCAAACGCGCGCATTTCAGAATCTTATCTCAGATAAGTCAAGCTCCTTCTTTTTGACAGTCTTATATGGCACGATGGCTATAGAACCGAGTCAGTTTGATTATATCTTTCTCTTTCGTGACCCGATTCTTTCAAACAGGAAAAAATTGTATCCTCGATACACTGGAGCACATTTTCCCTCTTTTGATGCCTTCTGTGCAGCTATGGAGATGCTAGATTGTTATGACTGTTTGGTGTTGGATAACGTCAATGGTCTAGTGTTCGGCTACAGTGCAAAATAAAAACAGACGGCCCCGTACAAGACGATGTCACAAGCAGGCGGTGCGAAGCGCCTCAATCTCAAGCTCAAGAAGTTTGACATGACCAAGATCAAACACGACAAGGTGGTGGTCCTCATCGGCAAACGCGAGACGGGCAAGTCCTTCCTCGTGAAGGATCTCCTGTGGCACCACCAGAGCCTTCCCTGCGGAACGGTGATTTCCGGCACAGAGGGCTCCAACCAGTTTTACAGCAAGATCGTTCCCCCGATGTTCATCCACGAGGAATACACGCCTCTGGTGGTCAGTAACGTTCTCAAGCGCCAGAAGCTCATTGCCAAGAAGATCACGAAGGATTTGTCGGAGCGGGGCACGACGTCGGTGGATCCCCGCAATTTCCTGATTCTGGACGACTGTTTGTACGATAACAGCTGGGTGCGCGATCGCAACGTGCGCTACCTCTTCATGAATGGGCGCCACGTGCACACGATGTTTATTATTACGATGCAGTATGCGATGGGCATTCCACCGGCGCTCCGCACAAACATCGATTATGTGTTTATTTTGCGCGAGACGATCATCAGCAATCGGCGAAAACTGTATGATCAGTACGCGGGAATGTTTCCCGACTTCGATTCCTTCTGCCAGGTGATGAACCAGTGCACGGAGAACTATGAATGCTTGGTGATTGACAATAATGCCAAGAGTAACAAGTTGGAGGACCAGGTGTTCTGGTACAAGGCGACACCGCACCAGGATTTCCGTCTGTGTTCACCGGATTTCTGGGCGCATTCGGCGGCGTATGCGCGCGAGGAAGGGGATGATGTTGATGACTTTGATCCGAGCGCGGGAAATCGCAGCAGACGGTATCAGCTCCAAGTTCAGCGTAGCTGAACGGATGCATAAGCGACTTCAGCTCCAAGTTCAAGCGGTTGAACGGAGGAAGTGGGAGCAGTTGAACATAGAGGTCCAAGTAGATAGATGCCCGGTTGTCGTGGAAGAAAACTCATCGGCACGCCCTGTCAAAAACAGACATCTGGCGCCGATATGTCAGCGGCTATCGCAGCGCTTCAGACAGCCAGAGAGGCTCAAGACCAACGCTATTTTGGTCAACGTCCTGTGGATCCGAATCCTCCCTCTCCTCGGAACGTCTCGGGGCCAGGTAGTTCATCCACGACGATCACGTCCAACCAGGGGACCAAGGAGGGCGCCACGAGCTGACAGAGACGCATAGGTGAGTCCGTGGTGGAAGGTATAGAGATCTGACCATCGAACGCAGCCTTGATGACACCGCGATAGGTCGGATCAATGAGTCCGAGCGAATTTGCCAGACGGTAGGGCGTCTTGCTGATCGACGAACGCGGTGCCAGCCAGAATCCCGCGGGACCATGAGGACCAACCGCGATGGCTCTGCATCCCTGGCTCACAAGCGTGGCATGGGCCGAATACGTGGGGTCCTGATCGGCGCAGTCCGTGAAGAGATCGAACCCGCTGCTCCGCTCCTCTGGCGCCGTGCGATTGTATGTATCTGCGGTTCTCTTATAGAGATCGGCAAATACAGGATTCGTTGCAACTAGAAAGAGTCTGTGGGTCATCGTACTAGACGCCATGACTCGGTGGTCCCATGTCAAATTTATACTCGATCATTGTAAGGTGGTATACGTAGAAGAAATGTAGTAGGAATTCATGTAACCCAGTGCCCTGAGTTTTTCTGTCGCCATACGCGCGCGATGGCCAGTATTACAGTAGGCCAGAATGCGAATCTCTTTATCGGGATACGCCGATGGCATGCGCTGGTCCAAATCGGCACTCGGAATATGAACTGATCCGGGATAGTATCCAAGTGTATTACGTTCTAAATCAGTTCGAACATCTAGCACAAGATCGACCTTGCGCCCCTTCAGCATTTGTTTTCCGGCTGCAGAGGATATTCGGAAAGGCGAATCGATCGCGTAGGTATATGCGATGTAGCCCAGAATACCGATGACGACTATGACGACTAATACAACATACAGTGTTTGTTGTTTCATTTACGGAGTAGACATATTTTAGACCGTTGCGGATTTAAAATGAGCATTTGGGAGTTCGCCCCGAAAGGGCGAACCTAACAAAAGAACATTTATATCACGCTAGGGCAAGTGTACACGGGTCTAATCAAACTATGTCCAGTGTCATACAGCGCACCGACCCACCGGACTTCTCGAACTCCGTCGTCGGCACCTGGATCACACGGCGGCCCGTTAGGCGTTCAAACATCGGCTTTAACGTAGGATCCGTGAACCGGTGTGTGATCATGGTGGATCCGTCGATGACCGCGTTCAGACAGAAGGAATCGGGTGTGTCAATGACGGTCACATTCTCTGGCCCGAGGAAGTCGCGGATCTTCTCATGACTGGCTGCAGAAAGGGCCCGCTTGTGCACCAAGCACTTCGTGATGTTCGACGATCCAGAAGGAGCATACTCACACATGGCTACATCGAGATGGTAGTAATCCGCGGAAGCCAGCGGCAGAACCAACAGGGTCGGCTTCTTGTCAGGACCGTAGAGACCAATGAAGAGTTCGTCGAGTTCTTCGAAGGTACGACGGGTCGAGCGATGTCCGTACCCACAGACGGCCTTGCGTCCTCCATCGAACCACTTGAGTTCCGCCTGGCCTTCGAACGGTTCGGTCCCAGGATAGTCCATGGTTCGGAGCCCGAGAGCAGCAAACATGGCGGCCAAGTACGGTAGTTCGGCTTTCCTCTGAGGGTACTTCATGTTCGGCAGCAAGATCAGCGGCTTCTTTAGACGCGGCAGAGACAAGGCTCCGTTCGCGGTGAAGACGATATCTGGGAGCTTGGTCTTGATATCACGAGGAAGTCGGTAGACGATGACACCATTGGGTCCCGTCGCTAACACCTGAACGAGTGCCTCGTGCTGCTCCGCCACATGTGTCCGGTTCACGTGATGGTTGATTTCGATATAGGGATTTTGCTTATCTTGGATGGGCAAAATCTCGAATGTGGACGGTTCAATCAGTAATCGACGCATCCCCCCTACGGAGGACCAATATTTTATGTTAGTGGTGCGCCTGTCGTCGCAGAAAGGTGGTATCGACACGACCAGGGTGGAAGTAGTCGCGGAAGACGGCCATCGCATCCGTTTGATGGAAGGCCTTACAGGAGAAGATATCGAGGTAGATGTCATTTGTCTCTTCGACGAAGTGCGCTGTAATGTTCGATGTCTCGATCAGCTGAACGAGGGTGTAGCCCTTCTTGTTTCCATCTCCGAACATCACGATACGAGGAGCTCCGAACGCCACCATGTCGATCTTCTTCACAAGCTCCTTGGCGAACGCGGTGATCGTGGCCTTGGAGCGGAGTGCGACGGGATCACAGTTCCCGGCGTTCACGATCAGATGATAGCCCCATGCACAGGCCCCTGCCCCTGTCCTCTTTTTCTGGGTTTTGCGACGGTCCATCTACTCTACGCATGAGAGATTGTTTCGACAGCAGCAGCAGCTGCTTTGCGCTGGATCGCGAGATCCCCGACCGCGGAAAACATGTCTCCCGCCGCTTCCTCAACCTTCTCAACCTCATCTTGTTTGACTACAGACGCTGCTGCAGCTTTCGCCGCTTTCGCAGCAGTGACCTCCGCCGTCGCCTTCGCCACCTTCTGACGCTTCTCCTCCTCGAAGAACTCGTCGCGCTTCGTGGCATTTTCCCGGTACGCCTGCATCAGCTTGTTGAGATCGTCGCTCTGATACTCCTGATCCTTGACCTCCTCTGGCTCCGGATCCCAGGGCAACCACTCCCCGACATCCGCCACGTAGACGTTGAAGTAGGGGTCCTTCTTGTTCAGCGCCTTCGCCCGTGCTGTCGCCTGCTCAGCCGACGAATAGATACCGCGCACCTTGAGTCCATGCATCGTAGTCTGGAAGTTCTTCTGCTTGTGGAACTCTTCCTCGAGACGCTGACGATTGATGAGCATGTACTTCTCGTAGCTCTCCACGATGGAACTCTCCTTGAAATCCGCGATGTTCGTCTTCACGTAGGCCTCGAGATCGGCGGCGGTCTTCTTGGCGACCTCTCCGCGGAACTTGGTGATCTTCTCCGACAGCGAGATGGCCAGAGACTTGTTGTCGCTGATATCCGTGGAATCGGCGTTGCGGAGCGTCATGTCAACGTCGGAGAGGATGTTCTGCAGTTCCCGGAACTGGGCTGCCAGGAAGGATTCCGTACTGCGGATCTTGTAATCCATGTTGTAGAACTCGAGGAACTTGCTGAAGAGGAAGAGGTCCTTGTTGCGGAGGATTCCGCGATTGGGTGTTAGGAAGGAAAGGCAGACATACTTCTGGCCCCGGATCTCATCGTCGCCCTCGAGAAAGACGGTTGGCTTTTCGGGGGTACTGGGGCTACTGTCGCTGCTCATTGTACACTCTTATGGTGTCCCGGGCTTTAACTCGAAGGTGAATGACCGCACCATAATTTTCGCGACCCTGATTATAAGATGGACGGTTTCACTGTTACAGAGCTCATCACGCGCGCCATCAAGTATTTCCTGGAAGGTTTCGCGGTTGCACTCGCGACATTCATCATCCCCCAGAAGAAGTTGAATGTGGAGGAGATTTTGGCGGTGTCGATCATCGCTGCGGTCACCTTCGCACTGCTGGATCTGTTGGCTCCTAGCATTGGGCTGACGGCACGCCAGGGCGCGGGCTTTGGTCTGGGTGCCAACCTGGTGGGCTTTCCTCGCCTGTAAACAGGCTTCGTCAATTCAGCCATCGCTATCGCTCAGGCTGGGTTCCCCCGTCTATAAGCTACGGGTTTAGCGACCTGGTGATCAACATTCTAGTGTAAGTTCACGTCATAACATTCCTATCCGATCTGTTTGCCTCAGTTCAGATATGAATGATCGCGACTCTATTTATCGTCGTCGTCGTCGTCGTGTGCGGCGACTACGTATCGTGTTGCTCGCCTTCCGGGTTTTGTTTCTGCGTTGTTTGGATGTTTTGCGACGGGCGCCACCTTTTACTAATAATGCGGGTTCTCGAAATTGTTTAAAATGTTTTTCTCTAGCTGCTCTAGCTGCTGCTATTCTTGATCCTGCTGGACTAGCACTTCTTCTTGCTGTTGCATGGGCTTTATTTATGGCTGCTTTTATTTCTGCTTCTCTTTGTTCTTTAATTTTACGTGTTCTTTCTTCTTTCCGGCGTGCATCTAGTGCTGCTGCTCGCCTTTGTTCTTCTTGCCTTTGTGCTTCTAGTGCTGCTAATGCAGTTTGCCTTTTTGCTATTAGTGCTGCTTCTGCTAATCGCCTTTGTGCTTTTTGTGCTGATACATTCGGTGCTGCTTGTTTTCTTTTTTGTGATGCCGGCGCTGCTGCTGCTACTGATGTCGATGAATTACCTGATCCTGCTGCATCCTTTATCTCTTGTTTTGCTGCTACAGATTCTTTACTTTCTAATCCATCATACACCGAACGGTTTGACACATTTGATAGCTCTATTGTTGATGCTGTTTTACCTTCTGGTACTACTAACACCCTTTGATCATTTGACCCCTTTCTTTCTTCTGCTTTTTCCTGAGATCTAGAACTCGAGGAACTTGCTGAACTATTCGATACTGGTTGCTGACCTGCTTCTGCATTTGCTAATACTGCTTCTGCTATGGCTAAATCTGCTTCTGCTATGGCTAAATCTGCTTCTGCATCTGCTAATACTGCTTCTGCATTTGCTAATACTGCTTCTGCTATGGCTAAATCTTCTTCTGCATCTGCTAATACTGCTTCTGCATTTGCTAATACTGCTTCTGCTATGGCTAAATCTGCTTCTGCGTCTGCATTTGCTAATTCTACTTTTGCATCTGCTAATTCTGCTGATGCATTACTCTTTGCTTTTGCTGCGGCTAATGCTACTGTTGCTGCTGCTTTTGCGCTAATCGTTGCTATTCTTAACGCTTCATTTGCAGCCTCTGCTAATTTTGCTAATTGTGCTGCATTTTTTATAACTGCTTCTGCAATTGTTCCTTCTGGTGGTGCTACTTTTCCTTCTGCTACTTTTAATTCTTCTCCTGCTCCTTCTGTTGGCGGTTTCCATTTCGGATAATACCATTCCTGTATCCAGTTATTAATCCATTCTTTCTTTTTTGCTGCACTTGCTGCACTATTCAACCCAGTTACAGATTCTTTACTTTCTATTCCAAAACTTGCTGCACTATTCAACCCAGATTGTTGCGCATATACTGCTCCTTCCTCGAATTTATCTTTATACACTAAATTAGCTTCATCATATAAATAACCTTTAGCGAAATCTTCTAGAGAGGCACTATTGAAATATCCGCTAAAAACATTGATCATTAACGATGTTAATATTCGCAAGTCTGTTGGAGTTCTTCCTACATATGATAAATATGGTTTTATTTCACACATTACAAAAATAGCAAGTTCTTCAATACATTTTTGTTGTATAGGATCTCCCTTCTCTCCCTCATTATACAAATATTTCTGCATGATTGGTTGGAGATCTTCTGGTTGAAGAGATTCGAGCATAGAACATATAAAATTAAATACAACGTCCGTTGTATCGTAGTTTCTCCATATATTTTCGCAATCCCAATCTCCTTCAGGATCACCTCCACGTTGTATCCTGCCCCCTCTAGCTAGTCCTTCTTGTTGTGGTTCTGTTGTTACTGGTGCTTCTAGATCATCAGGGTTAATATCACTACTTCCGTACTTACAGAGTTTTACAGCATCGCTCAAGTTACGTTTACTATCTTCATCATATACTGAAGGCGTTAACGCATTCTGTCTAGAAGATGTATACCGTGTTGTTCCTTTTTTGACTCTAGAATTAGATGGTTCTGTATGTTCAGCGCCTTGTAGTTCCACGCCTATACCAGCAGATAAAGAACCGCTTACTCCTGCTGCTGAAGCAGAAGAATTTTGCCCTGAAGGAGACGCAACTGGTGCTGCTGAAGCAGAAGAATTTTGCCCTGAAGGAGACGCAACTGGTGCTGCTGAAGCAGAATTTTGCCCTGAAGACACAACTGGTGCTGCTGAAGCAGAATTTTGCCCTGAAGGAGACGCAACTGTTGTTGAAGAAGCAGATTTTTGCCCTGAAGACACAACTGGTGCTGCTGAAGGGGCACCTCTACTACCTCTAGAGCGTCTGGCACTAACATCTTGTTTACTATATCCCACGAGTATTGCATGAAGTGTTTTACGAGTTGATTTAATAGGATCTTCCCCATCATACTCGGTCAAGAACAAACTAGTGACCGGATTAACAGTTGTACCATTTACAATCGCTTTAGCAGTATGAACGACCGCTGTTTTTCTTAATGCTTCAACATCGGCCTTAAGTGCCTCCAGTTCAGCCTCAGAAGCCGCTTCAACCCTAGTTTTTAATTCAGTCGCTACAAG